GCTGATTTCGTGTCGTCACTCGGGGTTGCTATAGAGCAAAGTAGCTACAGCGTAATACCTCCCTACGAAGTTGATATTTATTGCCCCGACCAAAAAGTAGCCATTGAGTACAACGGGCTGTGGTGGCACAGAGACGATTTAGTCGGCGACAAAACTAAAAAAAAGTGGCAGTTTGCGGATGGAGTCGGTGTAAAACTAGTCCAGATATTTGAAGACGAGTGGAGAGATAAACAAGAACAAGTCAAAAACCGGCTCCGAGCTATGTTGGGAATTTCCGCCCGTGTTTACGCCCGCGAGTGTTTGGTATGCCATCCGAGCAAAGCAGAAGCCCGTAATTTTTTAGAATCTCACCACACGCAAGGCGCAGGGGTTGCGCTCAATCGTGTTTATGGCTTGGAGTATCAAGGTCGTTTAGTTGCTGTGGCTACGTTTGGATTGGGCCGGTACAACAACGATGGATGGGAGTTACTTCGTTATGCCTCTGATGGTCGAGTGGTAGGGGGCATATCCAAGCTAGTAACGGCGTTTCGATCAGACAATAGAGGCCCAATCGTTTCTTATGCTGATCTTCGCTGGGGAGATGGCGAAAGTTACCGCTCTGTAGGCTTTAAGTTAGCTAAGGTTACTGACCCAGATTACTGGTGGGTAGACCCTAAAACAGCAACTAGAACACCTCGATACGCGCTCCAACCACAAAAGACAGGGGTTTCAGAAAAGGAGTACGCAGCTACCCACAAAATGTACCGGGTTTCTGGAGTGGGGCACAAAAAATGGGTTCTTGACCCCTAGCCGTGCGCGGCGTATAAAGATTGTAAGTCTGGGACTATTCCAGCTATACCGACCGACCCAGCGGACTTTGCAGATGACGGTATGGCAAGTGCTGCAACACGGAGATAATCCAATGGCGCGTACTACTTTTTCTGGCCCGGTCCGTTCTGACAACGGCTTCGAGGGCAATGTCACTGGTAGCGTTACTGCTACTGATCTCACCACGACCGGCACCGTTACGATTGACGGCACCACGGTTATTATTTCTGATCTTCCGACAACCGATCCCGGCGTCGCTGGACAGCTGTATAACGACAGCGGTGTTCTTACCGTTTCGGCTGGCTAATAGGAGACCGTCATGGCTGGTATGCACTCTGACGGCAAGTCGGCGACACTAACGGCATCAGGCGACATCTTTGGTGGCCCGGCTCGTATCGCCACTATGTATTTTGTTGCAGGCCCCGGCGAAGGCAGCATTGTTATTAGGGATGGTGGGGCAACTGGCCCGGTTTTGCTAGAAATTGCGACTCCGGCTGACCAGTCCGCTCACGGTGTAGAGTTTTACTACACACCAATTCGTTGCGAGACCAACCCTTACGCTGTGCTGACTGATGTTACGTCTGTAACGTTCTTCTATTACTAGTAGGTGATTTATGCCTGTAGGTAAAGCTGGAAGTAACCGCAGTCGTCCCGACGCAGCGGAGCAGAAACAGATTGAAAGTTTGCAAGAGCAGATGAATCGTCAGCGTGAAGCTGGCAATGATAAGCGCGCAAACGAACTTATGGACCGCATTCAAAACTTGGCTGCGGATGCTTATGAAAAGCGCAAAAGCGCGGGCTACAAAAGAGGTGGCAAAGTGAATCGTTCTAATATGAATATGCAAATGACTCGTGGTGACAAAATGGACGACGAAAACAAAAACGCCAGTAAAAAGAAGATGGCCCGTGGCGGCATGACTGGCGACGAGAAGAAAGACGAGAAGAAGAAAATGGCTCGCGGTGGCATGGCTAAGAAAAAGATGGCTCGCGGCGGTATGGCCAAAAAGAAAATGGCCCGTGGCGGTAAAGTTAAAGGTGCAGGCTGCGCTACGAAGGGCGTGAGCAAGGCTAAAATTCGGTAATGGCTACAAGCGGCACGACAAACTTTAAGCTGGATGTCTCTGATGTGATCGAGGAGGCGTATGAACTCCTCGGTCTTGAGATGCGCACGGGGTATGACGCACGTAAAGCGCGGCGTAGCCTCAATGTGATGTTTCAGGACTGGACTAACCGAGGCGTTAACCTCTGGAAAGTCGCACAGGTCACAGAGCCTATGATTGAGGGACAACGCCAGTACCAGATGAACGTCGAGGACATTGATGTCCTTGAGTCTGTCGTGCGCCGTGATGGCACTGATTTTACGCTTGAGCGCATTACCCGTGAGGATTACCTCAATCTGCCTCAGAAAGAGCAGACAGGCCGTCCTACGCAGATTTATGTTGAGCGCACAGCAGTGCCTAGCTTTTATGTCTGGCCGACTCCTGAGAACAACACTGATGCGGTGATTAGTTACCGCATTCAACGTATTCAGGATGCCTCGACACTGACCAACGATGTGGATGTGCCAAGCCGGTTTATCCCGCCGATGGTGACAGGGCTTGCTTACTACTTGGCAATGAAGTCTGCGCCTGAGCGCGCACAGGCCATGAAGATGGTTTACGAAGAAGACTTTGCTCGTGCGGCTGATGAGGACAGCGAGCGCGGGTCGTTACACATACGACCTAGCTTCCGTTCTTACGGGTACTAACCATGGGCAACTTTGCATCAGGCAAATTCGCACTAGCACTTTGCGACCGGTGTGGGTTTGAGTATAAGTACCTAGAAATTCGCGAGGAGTGGAATGGCTCTCGTGTATGCCCTGAGTGTTTTGAGTCCAAGCATCCGCAGCTAGAGCCACCGTTTGCTAAAGCTGATGCTGAGGCGCTGCGTTATGCGCGCCCTGCACGAGAAGAGCCGCCGGTTGATACAACCGAGTACGATGACTTTTTAGATAGGTTGCCCTAATGCCTAATTACACCTACACAACTTTGCGGCAGGCGATTCAAGACTACACAGACAACACAGAGTCTGTGTTTATAAACAATATCGACCGTTTTATTGAGACAGCCGAAGAGCGCATTCTCAAAGAAGCTCCGCTTGAGGTGTTTCGCAAGAACGCTACCGCTACAATGTCAGCGGGCACACGGTTTTTCCCCAAACCGATTGATTGGTTGTATACGTTTTCTTTGTCGATCACTGTTGATGGCGACCAGAAGACATTGCTGAACAAGGACGCTAACTTCCTTCAGGAGTTTTGGCCTGATTTTAGCCAGACGTCAGAGCGTCGGTACTATACTGACTTTGATGTGACGAATTTTATGATTGCTCCGACGCCTGACCAGCAGTACAACGCTGAGCTGCATTATTTTTATCGTCCGCAGTCGATTACAGAGTCGCCGAACGGCGAGACATGGCTTGGAACAAATGCTGGCCCTTCAATGCTGTACGGCTCTCTTGTGGAGGCTTATACTTTCATGAAAGGCGAGCCTGATATGATTGCCCAGTACGAAGAGCAGCTTCAGCGGGCGCTGAGTCGACTAAACGGCTTTGCACAGGCGGGTGAGGGGCGCGACTTCTACCGTCGCACAAAAGACTAATTTAGGAGAACATAATGGCTATCACACAAACTCTTTGTACTTCGTTCAAGCAGGAGCTCCTGCAGGGCATTCACGACTTCACCGCTTCGACGGGCGATACGTATAAGCTTGCACTGTTTACTAGCGCGGCTACGCTTGATGCGAGCACTGCGACGTATTCAACCTCTAACGAAGTTAGCGGAACGGGCTACACAGCTGGCGGCAACACGCTGACTGCGGTTACTCCGACGACGTCTGGCACGACTGCGTTTGTTGACTTTAATGACACTACGTTCACTGACGCGACGATTACTGCAGCGGGTGCGCTGATTTATAACAGCACTGACGGCGACCGCGCAGTGGCTGTGTTAGACTTTGGCGGTGACAAGACCTCGACCAACGGTGATTTTACGATCCAGTTCCCAACGGCTGATGCTAGTAACGCGATTATCCGTATCGCATAAGGAGACCTGTTATGGCTTTAGTGCTAGCGGATCGTGTCAAAGAAACATCGGGCACAACGGGAACTGGCGATCTATCACTCGCGGGGGCCACGACAGGCTTTCAACGGTTTGCGGATGCTATCGGCGATGGCAACACGACGTATTATGCAGTTAGCTTAGTTGCTGGCGGCGAGTTTGAGATTGGTCTTGGTACTTACCTTGCGGCCACAAACTCTTTGCGTCGCGACACAATACTTGACTCTTCAAACGCTGGGGCGACGGTTAATTTTTCAACCGGCACTAAAGATGTCTTCGTTGTTTACCCGGCGAACCGTGCGGTTGTTGTAG